AGAAGAATTATATTTAATCCTCTAGGATTTACAACAGCAGGAGTAAGTACAAGTCAAAATACAATTGAAATAAGCGATCATGGATTTAACACAGGGGACAAAGTAATCCTTGATTCTAATCCTGCTCCTACTGGATTGGAAGATCAAAAGATTTACTATGTTTCCAAATTCTCTAAAGATAAAATTAGACTTTGTGAATCAAAGCATGAGTCTGAAAAATTCCAACCCAATTTTGTCTCTATTGATGTTGCAAGACAAGGAAATATTCTTCCTATTAATCCACTTCTAAATGTATTTGTTGGCAACACTGTAGTATTTGATCTGAGTGACTCATCTTTATCTTCTTTGAATGCTTCTACTCTGTATTCTGCATTTGATATGAATCTCTATAGAGATTTCAATTATACAGATAGATTTGATGGCACACTTTCAGATAATATTTTTGAAGTAACTAAATCTGGAAAAGTTGGTATTGATGCAGATGCTAAACTTACTTTAGTAGTAAATGATGATGTTCCAGATAATCTCTTTTATAATTTCTCTGTTATTAATTCAGATTTTGTAGATTCCTTCAAGAAAGAAATTATTATTGATAAAGAGGTTCGTGGATTTAATAAGATAGATGTTGTTGATAGTGCATATCAGGGTGAGTTTATACTTACAGGTACTGAATCTGCTTTATTTAAGTATGATATTCAAGAGATTCCTGAAAGATCTTTATATTCATCTGTAAATGGAGGTTTATCTTACACTACAAATTCCTCTAGTGTTTATGGTGGAATTGCAGACATTGATATTACTTATAAGGGAGCAAACTATAAAGAAATTGTAGGTGTATCCACTGTTGTTGGGATTGTAACTGGGACAGGAGCCATTCTTGAATCATCAAGTAATACAATTGGTAAAGTTCTTTCGACTAAGATTGAAAATATTGGATTTAATTATCCAACAGATAATACACTTCGCCCTTCAACTAATCTACCCGAAGTTCTTTTACTTGAATCTTTAACATCATTTGATGAAATAGGAATTTCTTCGGCTGGTAGAAATTATAATATTGCACCTAATCTTGTTGTTCTTGATGGATTAACCGGTAAGCACATTGATGATGTTGATCTTTTCTATAGCACTGGTGATTCCAAAGTAACTATTAGAAAGAATACAAAAGGACTTTCAAATGTAACACCTGTAATTATTCCAACTGGCAATTCAAATGGGGTTGCAATTAATAACATTTCCTTTGATATTGTCAGTAAAAATGTAACAGTAGGTTTTGACACTGGATTTAGTGATCAATCTCCATTTACTGTTGGCGATAAAGTTCTAATTGAAAATGTTAGCGTTGGTGTTGGTTCGACAGGAATTGGTTATAATTCAATAGATTATGATTACCAATTGTTTACTCTGACTGATGTAAATATTCCAATCGGCGGTAACATTGGGGTAGTTACGTTTAGTCTTTCGGGAATTATTGGAGATAATCTTTATGCTGGCAACTACGACTCAATTAATTCAGCAGGAAGAATTATCAATCAAAACGCTTTCCCTCAATTTGATATTAAACTTAAGAAGAATGATTTCTTACTTGGAGAAAAAGTTGTCTCTGGTAGTATAGAAGGAAAAGTAAATAGTTGGAATAATAGAATTGAACTTCTTAAAATTTCAACTTCAAGAGATTTTAAGATTGGAGATCTTGTAATTGGACAATCTTCAGGAACTCAAGCAACTGTCAAGTCAAAAGTTGATTTTAATTCTGATATAAAGACTAAATCGTCATCGATTGTTGAAAGGGGGTGGAACAAAACCACTGGATATTTAAATGACAATCAGCAGAGAATTCCTGATAATTTCTACTATCAAAATTTCTCTTATGCAATTAAATCTAAGATTCCTCTTCAAGAATGGGATGATGCAGTAAGTTCACTCAATCATACCGCAGGATTCCTTAAGTTTAGCGATTTAATCATCGAATCCATTGATCAAAGTCCTAATCCTGGAGTATTCACTGACGATTCTTCATCAATTTCACTAACTGTTGATATTCTTCCAACTCCTGTGTATGGAGGAGGAGATTTAAGAGGTGAATTTGGTGGCGGTGTAAGTTTAAATTGTTATCCTGCTTTTGATTTAGTTACTGAGAATTCCAAAACTGCTTCAGGAAAAGTTTATTCTGATAGAATTTTCTTGGAAAATAGAGTTCTAACTGATTACTTTGAATCTGTTGGAAACAGAGTTTTAACTATTGATGACTTTAGCACACAATTTTATAATCAAGAGCGTCCCACTAGATATAGTGTTGTTAATAAGTTCCCTGTTGAACAGAGATCTAAAAAAATTCTTACCTTTGTACGAGACAAAGTAATTACTAACGAAAAGCAAGCATCTTTTGTTACTATTGTCCAAGATGGAAGTAATGCAGAAGTTCTTAATTATGGTAGAGTAGAAAGCACTTTAGATCTTGGATCTTTCGATTTTAGAATTGAAGGAAACGAGGGACAACTATTATTCTATCCTACTAAGTATCAAGTTAATAATTATAATATTTCACATTGCAATTTTGATCTTGATAATGGTGTAACTGGAATTGGCACTTACGCATTAGGTGAAATTTGTGATATTGAATCTACTCAAGTAGAAATTCCTGCTTCTACAAAGACTACAATCGTTGGAATTGCGTCTACTTATAGATCTTCCAAAGTTTTAGTGGAACTTGATTCCAATACAGGAGTCTTTGGTTTTAATGAACTTAATGTTATTCATGATGGTACTACTGCAGAACTCCTAGAATATGGAGATCTTTCAACTGATTTTGGTTCAACTGTATTAGGACTTGGAACATATTCAGTAGAAATGTCCTCCGGAACAATAAATGTAGATTTCACTCCAAATCCAGGATTTGCCTTAACAGCAAATACTGTTAGGGTTTCAATGTCTAGTACAGAGTCTGTTGGAGTTGGAACAACAGTAATTGGAGGTTTTGGAGAAAATATTTCAGAATTACAATCATTCTACACATCAATCACATCTTCTGCTACTCCAGGTATTAATACAATTGCAGAATATACAAATAGTGGAGTAAATGATTACCAAGCAGCATACTATCTTGTTAGTGTTGAAGATACAACAAATAATGAATCTCAACTTACTGAGTTGATTGTTCTAAACGATAATAGCGAATCTTATATTACCGAATATGGTACTTTAACCACTGGTAGTGGTATTGGAACTTTCGATGCATATGCGGATTCATCTAAAACGCATCTAAGATACACACCTCCTGCTAATGTAAATGTTGAAACAAGAGTGTTCCAGCAAGCTATTCAACTTGTATCTGTTGATGACACACTTGATCATGAAATTGATTTAAACAATGCATCTATAACTGCTGGATATGGTTTCTATGAAGGAACTCAAATTGGTATCAAGAGAGCATTTGAGTTGACTCATGATGGACTTCCAATTTTCCAAAGAACATTTGATGCAAGTGACTCTGAGATCGTTGATGTAACGAATAATACAATTAAAATTCCAGATCACTTCTTTACAACAGGAGAACCAGTAAATTATTCTGTTGGAATCTCCACTCATGTTCGTATTGGAATTGAAACAACTTCCTTTGCTGGTATAGGAAATACTAACACTCTTCCTACAGATGCATTTGTTTATATTATTAAAGATAATGATACTACTGTAAGATTTGCATCGTCTGCGGAAAATGCAAATGCAACAACACCTGTAGCAATTGATATTACTGCTGTTGGAATTGGTACTTATCATACAATTACATCTAATAAGCAAAATACTAAATGTTTGATTGCACTTGACAACTTTATTCAAAATCCAATCGTTTCGACTGCTACTACTACATCGATTAACAAAGAAATCGAACTTGGAGATGCCGTAATTACAACTCTTGGAATTACATCTTTCTTCTCTGCTGATTTAATTCAAGTTGAATCAGAAATAATGAAGATCAACACGGTTGGATTTGGTACTACTAATGCACTTTTAGTTGATCGCGGTTGGATGGGTACAGGGATAACAACTCACCCAATTGGTGTTGCTGTTACCAAGGTTGATGGTGCTTATAACATTGTTAACAATACAATCAATTTCTACACAGCACCTCAAGGGCCCACTCCTTTAAGCACAACTGCTAATTCTCCAGATGATAGGGACTTTACAGGTATAACCACTTTCTCAAGATTCCAAGGAAGAACATTCCTAAGATCGCAAAATGCTGGAAGCACAAAAGCTGCTTATGATTCAAATTACGTATTTGATAGCATTGAAGATCAATTTGACGCGACTACTAAGACATTTACACTTAAATCTCAAAATGAAAATGTGATAGGATTCTCAACAAACAATGCAGCAGTTCTTGTAAATGGTATATTCCAAGGGCCTACGGGACAATTATCTGTCGATCAAGATTATTCTCTAAGCGAAGGATCTGGAATTAGTAGTGTTACATTCACAGGCACTGCTACTTCCGTTGCATATGATCCTAATAATGCTAATATCCCTGTTGGTGGATATATTGTTTCTGTTGGATCTACGAGTGGATTGGGTTATCAACCTCTTGTTTCTGCCGGAGGAACTGCTGTTGTATCAGTTGCCGGAACTATCACATCTATTAGTATTGGAAATACTGGTTCTGGTTATCGTTCCGGTATTCAAACAGTTAATGTTGGTGTTTATACATCATCAACTGGCAGAACTGGAATTGAATTTATAGGAACTGCTGCCGTAAACAATGGACATATTGTAAGTGTTGCCATAACAAATCCAGGATCTGGATATCTTGTTGGATCAGAACCACTCGTTGTATTTGATGCTCCTCTTTCATATTCTAATATTCCTCTAATTTATTCAGAAGATTCTTCAGCAGGAGTTGGAACACAAGCGACTGTTGATATTGTTGTTGGACAAGGTTCAAGCATAATTGATTTTGATATTAGAAACTTTGGATATGCTTATGGACAGAATCAAATTCTTACCATAGCAACAGGAGGATCAACTGGTATTCCCACTGATGCAAATCATACATTTAAGGAATTCCAACTTACTGTAGATAAAATTGACTCTGATAAATTCTCAGCATGGCATTTTGGAGAACTAGAGCGTCTTGATAATATAGATGATGAATTTGATGGTATAAGAAGAAAATTCACTCTTAAGAGAAATTCAACCCCCGTTACTGTTAGAGCGAGATTTGGTTCTAATATTGATGTCAAATCAACACTATTAATATTTGTCAACGATATTCTTCAAGTTCCTGGAGAAGCATATGAATTCAATGGTGGTAGTGTAATTAACTTTGCAGAAGCACCTAAAGGACGTTCTGATGATGGTTCATTTGAGGGTGATACTTGTAAGATTCTTTTTTACAAGGGAACAGGTGATGTAGATGTTACTTTTAATAATGTCCTACCAACAGTGAAGGATGGTGACGAATTAAGTATTAGAGGTGATGAATCATTAGTTAACAATTCTGTAGATCAAAAATCAAGATTAGTAACTGAGATTATTTCAACTGATACTGTTGAAACTAATCCATACTATGGAAGAGGAATTGATTCTAATCCAGATCACGCACGCACAGTAACTTGGTGTAAGCAAACTACTGATAAAGTTATCAATGGTAAAATTATTAGTAAAGCAAGAGAACTGAATGCTTCTTTAATAAATCCAAAAACTCATCTTATTCAATCTGTTGGAGTAGGATCCACTCAAATCTTTGTTGAAAGTGTAATTCCATTCTTTAATCCTGATGATGAAAATCAAACTAATAATAATAAGCAGACTGTAAGAATAGTCTCCCAAAATAACATTGTATCTGCAGCCGCAACAGCAGTTGTATCCATAGCAAATACTATTGAATCAATCGCAATTGGTTATGGCGGAACAGGATATACTTCTGCACCGTCTGTAACTATTCAAACTCCTGTGGGACTCGGAACAACTGCAAGGGCAGCTGCCACTGCAACATTGACTGGAGACACAGTATCTTCAATTACTGTCTCTACGCCTGGAGTCGGATACACACGAACTTCTGTTCCTCAAGTCCTTGTTGAAGCGCCATCTGTTACAAAAGAAACAAACAGAACATCCTTATATGAGGGTGATTTTGGTGAGATTGTAGGATTAACATCTACATCTGTTGGAGTCGCATCTACTGGATTTGTTATGAATTTCTTTATCCCTATTGATTCATTCTTACGCGATACAAAGGTTGTTGGTGCTGCAGTTACTTTAAGTGACATTTCTGTCGGTGATTATTTTACTGTCAAAAATAGTAATGTTGGAAGTGGTGTTACATCTCTCTATCAAACTGGTGAAACATTAGGTGTTACAACTCAATTCCTTGATTCTGTTTATGAAGTAGCAGCAGTTTCTATTGCAACAACTGCAGTAGCAGGTGTTGGTATAACATATGTCAAGAGAGTTACTGTAAGTGTTGAAGATCTTGGTGATATAACTGGTATCGGACTTACTGAGTTCTACGGTGAGTTCTCATGGGGTAAGATAACGCTTGGTGATAGAATAAATGCATCAGCATTTGATGCATACCTATTAAATGGCACTTCTGGTATTACAACTGGTGGTGTTGTAAATAGAGTTGAACCTCTCAAACTTGTAGGATACTCTACAACATAACTGATAAATAAGTAAAAAACTACGCAAAAATGGCTGCGATTATAACTGATCAACTTCGTATATTAAACGCAAAAGATTTTATTGCTAGTGTTGCATCCACTAGCAACTCTTTTTATTCGTTTGTAGGACTTCCCAATCCTACTGATGTTGATGCAAGTTGGGATAGCAGTCCTCCTGATCCAAGGGATAGTTTTGATGAAGAGAATAATTATTGGGACACCATGATTGCTCTCAAAAAAATTGATGCTGATGATGTGAAGCAAGTAATTAAAAAAATTACTTGGAGATCTGGCACAACTTATGATATGTATCGACATGATGTAAAAGCAGAAAGTCCTTCAAAACCATCAAATGCGATTAGTTTATATGAAGCAAATTATTATGTAATGAACTCTGACTACAGAGTTTACATTTGCTTACAAAATGGAACAAGTCCTGAAAATCCAAGTGGTAGAGCATCTCTTGATGAACCCACTTTTACAGATTTAGAACCTAGAGAAGCAGGCACAAGTGGTGATGGTTATGTATGGAAATATCTTTATACTATAAAACCTGGAGATATTGTAAAGTTTGAGTCTACAAACTTTATGCCAGTTCCAAAAGATTGGACTACAACAACTGAAGCAAATATTTCTGCAGTTAGAAACAACGCTAGCACCAGCGGACAACTTAAAATCGTAACAATTAAAAATAGAGGAGTTGGATTGGGCACTGCCAATTCAACTTATACTCAAGTTCCTATTAAAGGCGATGGCAATGGAGCAGAGTGTACTATTGCCATTAATAATAATTCAAATGTAGAATCAGTCACAATTTCAAAGGGAGGTTCTGGTTATACATTTGGAACAATTGATTTAGTTGCAGGTAACGTTCCTACAGGAACGACTGCTCCAGATTTTGATGTAATTGTACCACCTCAAGATGGACATGGTGCAGATATTTACAGAGAATTGGGAGCAAGAAACGCATTAATCTATTCAAGAATTGAAAACGATTCCGAGAATCCCGATTTTATAACTGGAAATGAAATTGCAAGAATTGGATTAGTACAAAATCCAAAAGCATATGGCACATCATCTAATCTCTCACTAGATAAAGCTGCAGCAACTTATGCACTTAAACTTACGGGTACAGGATATAGTTCTGCTTCTTTTGTTGCCGACTCTTTTATTACTCAAACTGTAGGATTCGGATCCACAGCAGTTGGTAGAGTTGTATCTTATGATCAAGTAACAGGAGTTTTAAAATACTGGCAAGATAGATCCACTGCAGGATTTAATACTGATGGATCAAAGAATACTAATCCAGAATATGGATTTAAAATGAATAGATTCACACCCGGTATTGCAGATGGTGGATCTTTTAATATTATTGGAGGATCTACAACTCTTGCAATTCAAACCTCATTTACGGGTATATCTACCGAAATAAATAGTCGTACTTATTACCTGGGGCAGTCGTTTAACGAGGGTGTTGCTCAACCTGAGGTTGAAAAATATACGGGTAATATCATTTACGTCGATAATAGGCCCTCTATTACCAGATCGTCCAGTCAAAAAGAAGATATCAAAATTATCTTGCAGTTCTAAGGAATTATGTCACAGGAAACCAATCTCAACGTCGCCCCTTACTTTGACGACTTTGATCCTAAGAAGGATTATTATAAGGTTTTATTTAAACCAGGTTATCCAGTACAAGCAAGAGAATTAACTTCTCTTCAGTCAATCCTGCAAAATCAGGTTGAAAAATTTGGACAGCACTTTTTTAAAGAGGGTGCAAAAGTAATTCCTGGAAATACAACATTTTCTACTAATTACAAATGTGTTCTTTTAGAGAACGCATACTTAGGAATTCCAATTCTTGATTATGTTGATCAATTAGTAGGATCACAAATCACAGGTGAAGACTCTGGTGTTACCGCTATTGTCGATAATTATATCCTTAGTTCCGAATCGGATAGAGATCAAGTAACTCTTTTTATAAATTATTCAGGTTCTGGAACTAATAATCAAGAATCTGTTTTTAGAGATGGTGAATTGCTGTCTG